ATAGTTGGACTGCTCTGGGGCAGGCCATACGTTGATATTCGGATACGCCACCCCGGTGCTGGGTTCGGTCGCGCCTGACTGACGGTTGATCCACACTTGGATGGGACGCCCTTGGGCGTTCTTGTTCGGGATCGTCGAGTATGTGTCGATGCTGATACGGGTAATGTTGATATCCGTCTGGCCTTGGCCAGTCTGCGTGCGGATCACGTGATCGAGCAAGTCGATAGTATCTACAGGAAGGTCGTAGACAATCTGCCCCTGCACCATGGGGATCGAGCCTTGCTCGATGGTCCACAAGTTAATGCCACGGTTTGCCCACTCAATGGTAAGCAGGTTCAGGCTGCGCCGCGCCGTACGCAGGTCATAGCCCGTCCGAAGCTCGGCACCACAGCGCTCGAACGCTTCCTCAACGAGTTCGTTAAGGTTAAGGTTAAATCCTGTGGTGCCGGATGTGGTCATCTAAATCTCGCTGTCTTCTTGGCAACGCTCTTGGGTTGCTTAACGAACTGCTTGCCCGCCTTTGTGCCCTCACGCTTCGCCTTGGTTGTAGCAGCATATTCAGAAGATGTCAGCGCCTGACGTGCTTTCTTCGGCAGATAGCGTTCGCCGGTTGCTTTCGCCCCCTGTGTGGATGGCTTGCCCGACTTGGTTCCCCAGTCCTCTTTGGTCCATTTGGACAGGGATTTCTGCGCTTCTGTCTTCGGGCCGCTGTAGCTGCCGCCAGACTTCTTATACCGCTGGGTCGCAAGCTGGGCTTTACGGGCGGACCATTGACCTGCGTTTCCACCCTTCGTGCCAGCCTTTACGCTGGCAACGATGCGCTTCCATTTAGGTTCGTCCGACCGTGCCATTACTTCTTCTTAAAGCCTTTCAACATCTGCGCGAACCGTGCGCGTTGGCCTAGCTTGCCGGGAGCCTTAGCGGCTTTGGCGAGCTTTCCTGCTGGGATTTTCTTACCCTCAGGAGTGCCAAGCTGCGCACGGAGTGCGCCGGGTTTTTTGATCGCTTTGGAGATGTCAAGCTTCGCTTTACCCCCCTTTGCGTACATCGAGACATCATCAGGGTTGTCCTTCCGTTTGATTGTCTTCTTACCCGGCATTTTGGATGGGTTCATCGCCCCCATGCCCCGACAAGCGCGCATTAGCAGGTTTTCCCACCGCGCTTGTAGCCAGCCATGCCACCCATTGCCAGCATCTTACCCTTGGTTTTACCCTTGGTAGCGCAGCCATCGGCACGCTTAGAAGCAGAGGAGACTGAGCCACCTTCAGCGTAGCATTTGCCGCCACCGGCCTTCTTGACCATGGCACGACCCTTGGTGTCAGCAGACTTCTTGACCATTGCAGCGCCGAACTTAGGTGCTTTGCCACCTTTAGCCATACCCGGCTTAGCATTGCGCTTCGCCATTTCTTTGAGGAACTCTTTACGTTCAGGGGTCAACGGCACGGTGTTTGCACCACCAGTGATTGGTTCTTTCGGCATTGGCTTTTTTGTGGGTGGGGGTGATTTCTTCTTATCCATCATAACTTCGTCCTTCCTATCTCTTCAACTTTAGCTTCAAGGCGCTCGAAGGCCCGGTCGAACCGGTCTCCTAACTTATCAACCAGTGTGGTCATCTCCGAACGAGTTACATGCTCACGGGCGATTTCTTCACGGGTCTTGTTGAGTAGGATGCCGAGACGATCCAACTCGTCGATCTTCCCCTTAAGGAAGAAACCCATAACCGCCACCACGACGCTCAATGCAATGTTCCAGAGCATCATCTCCATGTCAGCACTTCCATGCCCGTAGGGACTTATTGATGCGGCTGTTCGGATCGTTGGCAGTTTTCTTGCTGGTCAGTTTCTTCTTCATCCCGGACATCCGAGCGCAGAAGGACTTCTTGCGGGCACCGCCCTCAGGCTGCGGAGCCTTAAGCCCCGGCTTCCCCGGATTGGCTTTGTTATAGGACGCACGACCCTTGGCGTTCAAGCCGCCCTTAGGGTTTTTACCTTCCTTACGTGTCCAAGCAGGGGTCTTAGCCATCAGACAAAACGCCCTTTCGTCTTACCCTTAGTAGCGCAGCCATCGCCACGCTTAGAAGCGGTTGAGCCGCCCTTGGCCATCTTGGTCAGCGGTTGACCTTTGTGCTTGGCGCGCTCGTCGCTCTTCTTGACCCTACCGCCCTTTTTCATCGCGGGCGCTTCTTCAGCTACCATTACTTCTTCCGCCATCGGACGGACACCCATGCCTGCTGCTGGACGTGCTGCTTTACGTGCTGCTTTATCCCGCTGGCTCTTAGCGAGGTAAGAGGCTGGAATAAGGAAACCTGCACCGGAGTCTGCTAATTTAGCCAACCCTTTGCCGAAAAGACCCTTACCGGTTACCGCCCCTGCGAGCGGCGAAATATCACCTAGTTTGATACCCATTATGCTGCTTCCTTCTGTGTTGGGGCGAGCATCGGATAAAGAACGTCGGTGCCGAAGCAGCCTTCGTACTCTTGTACGCCCATGTGGCCAAGTTTAATGCTGGGGTCGATCCAAACCTCAAAACCGATTTCGCGAGCACGGTCGCAGAACAAGAAGTCCTCGCCCATGTAGCCCTCTTCGGTGAGTTTGAAATCAAATAGGCAGGGGATCATGCGATCTGAGCGCTGATCCTTGTAGACCCACTCGGGGTTAGCAGCAGCCATCTGCTCGAATACTTCGCGGCGAACCAGCATGAAAGCGGTCGCAACGCGCTTACCACGTACCAGACCCATACCATTCATGGTCAGTTCGTGGTTCTCGTCGTAGTCAAGGTCAGCGATGTAGACCTTGTTTTCGCTACGTGTGCGTGGAACACCTGCGACGATACCCTTCTTCGGATCGCTACCCCAAGCCATAAGACGGAAGATGTGTTCCGGCTCAAAGTTGATGTCGCTGTCGATGAAGAGCAAATAGTCGCAGGTGGATTCCAGCATGTCTTGAACAAGCAGGTTACGAGCGCGAGAGACGACAGAACATCCGCAGATGCTGCCAATCTGTATCGTAATGCCGTGCTGGCCAGCCACCTGAGTGAACCGAGCCAACGAAACCGCCAGCTTCAAGGAGACCTTGAAGTCATAGGCGGGCAGAGCAATGAAGATGCTCTTACCGGCTAAATCGTAACCTTTTTGTGCTTGCATATATCACCCATAGAAAATGACGGTTGACGCCGTGTTAGTCACTGTAGCGTACAAACCGTTTTCTGCAAGGATACCTTGATCCGGTATAAGGACGTAGACCGCATCAGCGTTTGCCGCAGCAGGCGTGTTCAACGTCAACAATGTGCTGCCACCGTTGCCATCTGTAATGACGACCGAACCCGCACTTACACCGTTTGTGTAATAGATACCCTTGATGCGGGTGCGGAAAGCCATGTCATCGTTGGCTTGGGTCTTGAACACACCAGTCGCCGTAAGCGGTTTGGTGGATTTGACGTCAGTTTGCATTGCCATCGGATTTCTCCTTCTTAGAGGTTACCGATCAGGCGTTAGCAGTAAAGATCGTCGTCAGCCAAATTGCGTCCGTGAGCGCAATGCACTGAAGCCAAGTCGAACCTTCCATGGTCACCGAAGCCGCACCGTTGATGGTGTCGCTGGTGTTCGCATAGACGATAAGGCCGTTGGTCTCAGCCAAGTTGTAAACCGTGATGGTCGTGCCAGCGACAGCCGTCGGAAGCTTCACGCCATTGGTACCCGAAGCGCTGCCAACGCCGTTGACACCGTTCGAAAGAGCAGCGGCGGTTGCGAGGTTAGTACCTGCAGCAGTAACAGCAGCAACCGGCTGAACAACGGTGCCCGTAACGGTGCCTGTGATGTTACCGGTGAAGTCACCGATGAAGCCGTTCTGCGAGACAACCGGACCTGAAAAAGTTGTAGTACCCATGATAATATCTCCGTGTAGTAGCACTTGCACGTACCGTCTCTACTATGTCTGCTAGGGCAGTCGGTACGAATTAATCACCTAGATGCGTAGGTATATCACCTAAAAGAAAAGAGGGGAAGCAGTTTCCCACTTCCCCTCCCCCTGTTTCCTTAGGCAGCGCCTTCGGAACCGTACATGCCGAGTGGATCGGACCAGCCGAAGCTGTAACGCTCGCGAGCCTTGTAACGGACGTTGCCCGTATCAAAGTCACCGTCCATGCTGTTTTGCATAGGCGTACGAACGAAGTGCTTCAGGCCATTTGGCACGTCGGTGGTCAAGAACCACGCATCCGTGTCGGTCAAGAAGTGGTTAACGGTGTAACCTTCTGGGATCGAGCCATTCGACTTAAGCGCGTTGATATCGTTGTCAGCCGTCGAAACGCGAAGTTCGGTTTCGAGGAGGCGTGTTGCAACGAACATCAGGCTTGGCGGAACTACCAGCTTACGCGGTTTAGCCGCGATGAGCAGGCCACGTTCATCCGTCCACGCAGCAATCTGAATTACAGCCGCTTCAAGCGACGTTTCATTCAAATCAGCAGCAGTGGTTGGGATGTTCGAGTTGGTGCCACCAGAGACGAGCGGGTGATAGCAGAACCTTCGTTCTTGACCGGAGCAGCGGAGAAACCCGACAGCTTCGTTTCTTCTTCGAACGAACGCTCAGAGCTTTCGGTTTCGAAAATCTCTTTGTGCTCTTCGCCGTAGCGTGCGTATTCCAGACCAAACAAAGCGTTCAGACCGGGCAATAGCTCCTTAAGGAGTTGTGCGCGTGAAATTGCCATTAGTCAGTCTCCTTACACGCCAGTGGGGTTGAGGTACTGGTGCATGCCTTGATTCCACTTGACGATAACTTCGGTGTAAGAACCGGGGTTACCTGCCAATGCAGTTTCAGGAACAACATCAATAACGCGAATCGGCCACGTGGAAGTGGTGTTAGTCGCGGAAGTGATTGCCACCTGCGAGTTGCCAGTGATGGTCGAACCTGTGTTCTGAGCCAGAACAGCGTTGTTACCGACCGAAGTGCGGTTCACGTAGCTGATCGTGGTGTTCTGACCACTAACGACCGCTACTTTGAACAGAGCATCTGGATCGTCTTGCACGTATGCCATGACGTCAGTGATGTTCGTCGTACCGGGGTAGTACTGACGGAAGGTTTTCCCGAACACCGGATCGGTGTACGAGCAACCAAGGAACACGCCGACTGGCGTGGCGGCAGTTGTGCCGGTGTCCTTTGCCAAAGTACCCGTGTCGGCCAGCTTTACGACGTCACCATAAAAAATGGCAGTCGAAGAGTTGGTCGCAATAGGAATTTGACGCGTAGCACCTGCAAAAACCTGCCCACCGATCAAATTGATCGGGATCAGCCCGTAGGGGGCTGAAACAGAAGGATATGCCATGTTTCTAAGCTCCTAGCTTATTTGCCTCTACCAAATGACGTCGATGACTTCTTCTCGCGGAAGAGAGGCATACGAGCGTCGTTCTCTCTCATGAAGTTGTTGTC